TACCAGTAACTCCGTTCACACCAAGCAAGGGTGCTGATAAGTTCGCAAGAATGAACGCTTGTGCGCCTGTGTTTGAAAGTGGTATGGTTTGGAGACCAGATGCTAATTTTGCAGAGGAGGTTGTTGAAGAATGTGCTAGTTTTCCACATGGAGATTTTGATGACTTGGCAGATTCAATGACACAGGCTATACTAAGATTTAGACAGGGTGGTTTTATTACTACTCCTGATGACGATGAACAAGAACCAGTCTATAGAAAAAAAATGGAGTATTATTAATGACCAAAAGAAAAGCAGATAAAAAAGCAGGATTTGGACAAGGCAGTGGGAGTAAATTGGTTGATGCAAACATAGCCGCTAATTTTCCAAAAAGTTTACCACAAGCAATAAAAGTTGAATTAAGAAAATTATTAGGTAAAGAAATGGGTGGTGAGGTTATGGATATGACTAAGGCACAACCTGTTGGCATGATGGATGGTGGTAAAGTCAAGAAGATGAACATGGGTGGTGTCATCGGTGGTCGTGGTGGCAAGTTTAAAGGTATGATGTAATGTCTCTAAAGTCTGCTGATCCTTTTGGTGATTTAAGAAGAAAAGAAGACTCTGCTATTTTAAGAAAACTTAAAAAAAGCAAAAAAGCAAAAAAGATTAAAACAAAACCAGTTAAGTTAACTGTGCAAAGTGCAAGCATTACTAATCCAAGAGGGATGAACATACAAAAAAATATGATTATGCCTAAGATGGCAAAAGAAGGAGGTCTTATGACACAAGGAAATTTACGAGATGCTATCAAAAAAGTAAAAGCACAAGAGATGAGTGGTGGTGGTGAGCCAGTGCCTGCAAAGTTTAAAGGCTTTTCAAAATTACCAGAAGATGTGCAGAAAAAAATGGATCCATCGTTAGCTGAAAGATTTGAAGATGGCGGACCTGTAAAGATGGGATCTGGTGGTGGTGTCTGTAAGGGTATGGGCATTTCGAGAGCTGGAGGCAAATTTAAAGTAAGGTAGTATTATGGCTATTGAAAAGGTTAACGGAATAGAAAATGTTGATGCACCTCAAGGTGTAACAGCAGTAGAAATAGAAGAAGCACCAATTGCAGATAACATCACAGAGATGGATGATGGGTCAATAGTAATTGGTGAAGTAGAAGAGCAAGTTGCTCCTATACAAGTGCCGTTCAATGCAAACCTTGCTGAGTTCATGGATGATGCAGATTTAGGTAGAATATCATCTGAACTAGTCAATGAAATACAAGAAGATACAAACTCTCGTAAAGAGTGGGAAGACCAGTATAAAAATGGTCTAGAATTATTAGGAATGAACTATGAAGACAGAGCTGAACCTTTTGAGGGAGCCTCTGGTATTGTTCATCCATTACTCGCTGAATCTGTTACACAGTTTCAAGCACAAGCATACAGAGAATTACTACCAGCAGGAGGTCCTGTAAAGACAGCCATTATAGGTCAAGAAACTCCTGAAATAGTAGCACAGGCTGAACGTGTTAAAAATTTTATGAATTACCAAATAACCTACGAGATGGAAGAATATGATCCAGAGCTAGATCAAATGTTATTTTACCTTCCAATCGTTGGATCATCGTTTAAAAAAGTTTATTTTGACCCATCATTGCAAAGAGCCGTGTCAAAATTTGTTCATGCAGAGGATTTAATAGTTCCTTACAATGCAACAGATTTAAAGACATCCACTAGGATATGTCATGTTATACGTATGGACTCAAATGAAATAAGAAAATTGCAACTGACTGGATTTTACAAAGATATAGATTTACCTACGTCTGATGCTGATACAGATAATTATGACGAGGTAAAAGAAACAATCAAAGATATTGAAGGCATGAGTTCGTCAAGTTATAACGAAGAGTTAACTTTATATGAAATACATACAGATTTAGATTTACCAGGTTTTGAGGATATGAACCCTCAAGGCGAAACCACTGGACTCAAGATGCCTTATATCGTGACAATCGTGGAGTCATCTGGTGAAGTATTATCAATCAAAAGGAATTTCAACGAAGCCGATCCGTTACGCAGTAAAATACCTTACTTTGTACACTATAAGTTTCTGCCTGGTCTCGGCTTTTATGGCTTTGGTCTTACACATATGATAGGAGGCTTATCAAGAGCTTCAACATCAATTCTAAGACAGTTAATAGATGCAGGAACATTATCAAATTTACCTGCTGGATTTAAAGCACGAGGTGCACGAATTAGAGACGATGAAACACCTCTGAATCCAGGTGAATTTAGAGATGTGGATATGGTAGGTATGGATTTACGTCAAGCTATTATGCCATTGCCATTTAAAGAACCATCACAAACATTATATTCTCTAATGGGAACATTAATAGACTCTGGCAGACGTTTTGCATCTATGGCTGATATGAAAGTTGGCGAGATGCAAGGCAACGCTCCTGTAGGCACAACTATGGCTATTATGGAACGTGGCACAAAGGTTATGTCAGCTATTCATAAACGTCTTCATTACTCACAAAAAATAGAATTTAAAATTCTATCTAGAATATTTGCAATGGGTACACCACTATATCCGTATCAAGTACCAGGTGCTCCGCCAGAAATAAAACAATCCGATTTTGACCAAAGAATAGATGTCTTACCAGTATCAGATCCTAATATATTTTCTATGTCACAACGTATTGCTTTAGCTCAAACTCAATTACAATTAGCACAAAGCAATCCAGAAATTCATGGGCAAAACGGAATGTATCAAGCCTATAGAAAGATGTATGAAGCATTAGGTGTTACAAACATAGACGCTGTGTTGCAGCCTCCACCACAGCCGATGCCCATGAATCCAGCTAAAGAAAATCAAGAAGCATTAAGGGGTGGTGTATTACAAGCATTTCCAGAACAAAACCATCAAGCACACATATCAGCTCATTTAGCTATGATAGCCACACCAATTGCACAATCAAATGCTTCTATTGTTATGAATCTACAAGGTCACATATCTGAACACATTGCTTTAATGTCAGAGATACAGGCACAACAAGAAGTAACAGCACAAATACCACCAGAGCAACAAATGATGATGCAACAGGACCCTAATGCAATGAAACAGATACAAGATCAAATTGCTGCAAGAGCAGCGGAATTAGCAAGTGAAATAAGTGAACAATATGCACAATCAATTACACCGCCTCCAACAGAGGACCCATTAGTAACAATAAGAAAACAAGAGTTGGCATTAAGAGGACAAGAAATACAACAGAAGCAAGATCAGTTCAGTGCACAACAACAATTTAAAGAAGAAAAAGAAAGAAATGACGTATTGTTAGATCAACAAAGACTAGATCAACAAGAAGAAATAGCAAATCAAAACGATCAAACCAAAAGAGATATAGCAGCTCTTAAGGAAATGAAAGGATAAAAGATGGTTAGTTCAGTTCGTGCAGGTATGATTGCACAAGAAAAACAAAAAAAAATACAAAGACGACTTGCAAAAGAAGGAGTAGTAGATGCCATTGAAGAGAGGATCGAGCCAGAAAACAATCAGCAAGAACATACGCAAGTTGAAGAAAGAGAAATACCCACAGAAGCAAGCAGTAGCGATAGCGTTGTCGAAAGCGGGGAAGTCAAAGCCCAAATCAATAAACCGAAGAAAAAAAGTAAATCAAAAAAAGCCACTAAAAAAGAGTAAAGGTGGTATGATAAAGAAGTTTTCACCAATAGCCAGAGCTCAAAAGTTTCAAGGCATTTTCTAATGGAGTTCCAAAATAGATCCAGTAACAATTTCAGTAGCCGTAGGCGTAGCAAGTAAAGCCTTTGATGCAATCAAAAAAGGTTTTGCTATGGGTCGTGATATTGAACAAATGTCTGGAGATATTGGACGCTGGATGGGAGCTGTTTCTGATGTTGACAATGCTGAAAAACAAGCTAAAAACCCTCCCCTGTTTGGCAAATTGTTTAAGGCTGGTTCGATTGAGGAGGCAGCTCTATCCGCTTTTGCAGCCAAGAAGAAACTTGAGGAACAAAGGTATGAACTCAAGACATTTTTAAATCTTACACATGGACCTGGAGCTTACGAAGAGCTTTTAGCTATGGAAGGGCAGATTAGAAAAGAACGTCAGCAGACTGTATATAAACAACAACAATTAAGAAGACAGATAGGTGAAGGAATAACTTGGTTTATTGTTATCGCTATAATAGGTGGATTTATTGTAGGTGTTGCTGGGATATGGATGAAAAAAGCAAACGCCTATGAGTACAAACCAAAAGATTACACTAGACAACAAAAAATACATCAAGGTAAAATTAAAAAAAAAACTATACAACTTGTAGACTAAAAAAAAGGATAAAATCAAAATCGGGTATGATGGCTTGTATTTACATAGGAAACAATAAGACATATGAGATGATGATTGAGAGTTGGTGTCCTAAACAATATAAATGTATTTACAACCCTTGGCAAAAAGAACCAAATATAGATGATGTGATTAACTCTTTAAACAGTGCAGTAAAAAATAAATGACACAAAAAAGACTACAAAAAGATTCGATCCTAAATGAATACGACCTTGATGGAGACGACCTGATAACAGACGAAGAGCTTCAAAGAGCCAAAGAGATCAAGGAGACAGAAACAAAACTTAGAAAAAATTTAGCACAACTACGCATGGCAAGATATACTTTGATAGGCATGGGTGTGTTTACACTTGCTATGTTTGTTATACCAATAGAACGTGTCGAAGCGTTGGCAGATATAAGTAATTTATTTTATATTTCAGGAGCAGGTATTGTAGGCACATACATGGGTACATCAGCTTACATGCAGAAAAATGGTAAGTAAATGAAAAAAAAAGACCCTAAATTAGGCACTGGTAAAAAACCAAAAGGCACTGGTAGGCGTTTATATACAGACGAAAATCCTAAAGATACTGTTAGTATTAAATTTGCTACTCCTGCTGACGCTAGAGCAACAGTACGAAAAGTTAAAAAAATTAATAAACCTTATGCTAGAAAAATACAAATATTGACTGTTATGGAACAGAGAGCCAAGGTAATGAAGAAAACAGAAGTTGTTAGAATTGCAAAATCAGCTAAAGAAGCGTTAAAACGTGCAAAGAAAAAATGACTGTATTTATGTTGATGTGCTATCTAAATGATGTATTTAATGGTGGAATTTATTTTAAAAATATAAATGATTGCATATACTATGCGGAAAAACTAACTAACCAAAAAATCAATGTACCAATAAAAGTTGAAAATTATAAATGTATGTGTAAACTCATCCCATCATTGAATGATAAAAAGGTAAAAGTGTATTAGGAGGTAGCTATGTTAACTGCACTTATAGGTCCTATTACAGGACTTTTAGATAAATTTATTCCAGATGCTGATGAAAAGGCTAAAATCGCCCATGAGTTGGCAACGATGTCTGAGAAACATGCCCAGGAATTAGCACTTGCTCAAATAGAAGTTAACAAAGCAGAAGCCGCAAGTGGTTCGATATTTAAGGGCGGCTGGCGACCAGCAGTTGGGTGGGTTTGTGCGATTGCTTTCGCATATCATTTTATCGTAAAAGATTTAATTATATTCGGTGCAAGTTTTGCTGGTGCAGAACTGCCAGAGCTTCCTGAATTTGATATGGGCACACTTCTTACTGTTCTTGGCGGAATGCTCGGAATTGGCGGCTTGAGGACATATGAAAAGCAAAAAGGTTTGACAAAATAACACAAGATTTATTTCGACATCTAAGAATACATTGTAGAAAAAAAATGCCAAAAGAAAAAAAGACCACAATAATTTGCTATATACATAAAATTGCTATGCAAGAAATTAAATGCGAAGAGCCAATTCCAGAGTATGGTATATATACTTACAAAGAATATAAATGCCCTATGTGCATGACAACTTTTAGTGAGCAAAAATAATGGATGGTGTTAGATTAGCAGAACATTTGTACAAGAACATACGTCAAAGAAAAGAAGAACTTACACAATCTTTGGCTGATGGCTCGATAGATTCAATGGAGAACTATCGGTTTCTCACAGGTCAAATACGAGGACTGACTTGGATAGAAGAGGAATTAAGAACCTCGATGAAAGGTATAGACGATGAATAAAAAACTATATGTGCCAAATCGGTTTGCTGCACAGAAAAAAGTAAACCCAACTTCAAAAGCTATTTCAAACGCTTTTAAACAAGATGAAGAGGCAGTTGAAAATTCTAAAGATCCGTCTAAGTTAGATGCGTCTGTTATAGATAGATTGCCACAACCAACAGGATACAGAGTTTTAGTTATCCCATATTACATATCCGAAAAAACAAAGGGCGGTATAATCATACCAGATGCAACTCGTGAAAGAGAAAGTGCTGCTACAGTTGTTGCGTATGTTGTAAAACTTGGTCCAGATGCTTATCAAGATTCTGAAAAATTCCCAAATGGACAATATTGTTATGAGAAAAATTGGGTATTAATGGGTAGATATGCTGGAAATAGGTTTAAAGTGGACGGTTTAGAGCTAAGAATCATAAATGATGATAATATTATAGCTACTATACTTGACCCAGCAGATATTTCATATGTATAATGGAGGCAATGATGAATGAAGTACAAGAAAACATAAAAGAGCAAGACTCTAATGAAGAAGGTTTTGTTGTTGAATTAGACGACAAGCAATCTTCTGACCCCGTTGAGCCCGTAAAAGTTCAAAATGAAAACGAAGAGCAAACAATTGTTCGTACTCAAGATGATGATGAGCACGAAGAATACGGTGCAAAAGTTAGAAAAAGAATTGATAAAGAAGTAGCGAAACGTAAAGCTGCTGAAGAAGATTCTAACAATGCAATACAATATGCAAAGCAAATTGAAGAAGAAAACAAAAGGATCAAACAACAACTTGATACATATACTAAAGGTTATGAAACAGAGTTCGATACCAGAGTTACTTCTCAAGAAGCTCAAGTTAAACAAATTTTAAAGGATGCAATAGATGCCAACGATCCTGAAAAAATTGCTGAAGCGACTGCAGCTCTTACTCAAGTCAATATTCAAAAC